GGCGACGATGTGCTCGCACTGTTCCTCAAGGCTCCAAGCACGGCATTTGGAACCGAAGGCCATGCGGAAATTTTCATGGTTGGCGACTTGATGCGCGCCGCAAAGCTGCGCTTCATGGATCTGGCTGTGCCATGGTCCCAACTCAGCGAAGGCGAGCAAGAGCGCGTGCTGACTGGATTGGCTGACGATGTTCGCCGCGCCGCACAGAAGGCGATTCGCATCATTGCCCACCACGGCCGGATCGAGTTCCGCGCCCAGGTTGAAAAAGTCAATTTCAAAGGCGAAGCCGAAGTCAAGGCCACCCTCAAGCTCATGGCCAACAGCGAAGCCCACAGCCTGGCGGACGTGGCCGGCGGTTTTGTGACCGTGATCATCGAGCAGAACGACGAGCTTCTGGCCATACCCGATGACATGACCAAGGGCGAGCCGGATCAGCGGCCATTGTTTGACCGCAGCACAGAGCCGGCAACGGCCTGACCAATCCTTTTCCCAACCATCGCTTTTTTAACTGGAGATCACCATGAACCAAAACAAACCATCCATCCTCGTCCCAGCCCAATTCGCTACCGCCTTTGAAGGTGGGTTCTACGGCGGCACCATCAACAGCCACGGGGGCACGAAGAAGTTCGCCATTGTCTGGGCGCCCAAGGCTTTGGGCGAGAAGAAATCCATTTGGCTGCCCAGCTATACCGACGTACCCAACGCCGCCAGCTGCTTTCACAGCATGGACAACACCGTTGCCATGGCCGAAGCCGGCAGCCCGCTGGCAAAGTGGGCCCTGGGGCTGGAAATCAATGGCCACAAGGATTGGTGCATTCCTGCCCGCGACGTGCTCGAGCTGGCCTACCGCAACCTGAAGCCTGGCACGGATGAAAACTCCGCCAGCTTCCGCGACGGCGACAACCCCAGCAGCATCCCTGCCGGCTATCCATACACCGAGCAAAGCCCGATCCAGACCACGGCAGATGTTTTCCGTGAAGATGGCCCGGAGGCTTTCGAGCAGCGCTGGTATTGGTCAAGCACGCATTACTCCGAGGGCTACGCCTGGTATCAGTTCTTCGGCCACGGCTACCAGGGCTACAGCCTCAAGTCCTACGAGGCCCTGGCTCGCGCCGTCAGGCTGATTCAACTCAGTGCTTGAGCCCTTTAATCCTTTATTTCAACTGGAGCAAACCATGCGTATCAACACCGTGAACATTCACATTCAAGACGGCCCGTCAGCCATCGTCAAGGCCTTTATCGAAGGTCTGATGGTCAAGTCCATTCCGGACGATGAGCCGCCGGCTGGAACCGCGCCCGAGGTCGGCGTGTTCCCCAAGATCGGCGAGCCGTGGCCCGGTTTGGATGGCGTGTATGCCGGTCTTTCCCGTGGTCTGGATGGCGAGCCGGACGGCCACCTGGTGCTGCTCAATGCTGTACCCGAAAAAAAGCAGGCGTGGGCTGCTGCCGTCAAGTGGGCCGAATCTTTGGGCAACGGTGCCCGCCTGCCAACGCGGTTTGAATCAGCGCTTCTTTACGCAAATCTGCAGGACAAGCTGGATACGAGCGAGTGGCATTGGACGGGTACGCAGTGCTCCGAGGGCAGCGCCTGGAGTCAGGACTTCACCGACGGCACCCAGGACGACCGCCGCAAGTCCTACGAGGCCCTGGCTCGCGCCGTCAGCAGATTTCCGCTTTAAGCCTTCAGTCCTTTTGAATTTGATTTAAGCCATGGCACTCCATACCCAACTCCCGATTTACAAACAGGGCTATGACCTTTTGAGTCTGGCAGCTGACGTGCAGCAGAACATGCCGCGCGCCTTCAAGGCCAGCTTGGGCAGCAAGATTCACACGGAATGCGTGGAAATCCTTGTCCTGATCGGGCGCGCCAATGCGGCGCGGGGTATGGGCAGGGCTCCGCACATCATCGCGTTGGTCGAGCGCCTTGAAGTCGTAACCCTGTTGCTTCGCCTGAGCCATGACAAGCGCTTTGTGTCGCCCAAGCTCTGGGCTGGAGCAATCCAGCTTACCGAGAGCATTGGCAAGCAAGCCGGCGGCTGGCTTAAATCGGCTCGTTTGTCGCCTGCAGCATGACGGTCAAGGTCATCATGCCCGTGCGAAATTTGAATCTGGTCGCGCCCCTGGCTCACAAGGCCACGGACATGCACATCACGGATACCGCTGCCCAAGCGCAGACCCGGTCCGGTGCAGTTTCCAAACTGATCGGCTCAGGCCTTCGGCGTGGCGACGTGGATGGCGCGAATCGACGCAGTACTCCGAGAACAACGCCTGGAATCAGAACTTCAACAACGGCAACCAGAACAACAACAACAAGTCCTACGAGGCCCTGGCTCGCGCCGTCAGCAGATTCATCGTCAGTCTCATTCGATCAGCTATTGCAGGCCTATTTGGACTGCCGCCAGACTAAGCGCAACACTTCCAGTGCACTTGCTTTCGAGCAAGCCCTGGAGCGCAACCTGTGCGAGCTGTTCGAAGAGCTTTCTTCCGGCCAATACCGCCCAGGTCCATCCATCTGCTTTGTCATCACCAGGCCAAAGCACCGCGAGGTCTGGGCTGCCGAATTTCGTGATCGGATTGTTCATCACCGTCTGTACAACCAGATAGCCCCGCGCTTCCATGCTGGCTTTGTGGCCGGCAGCAGCGCTTGCATACCCGGCAGGGGCACGCTGTACGCCGCCAAACGCTTGGAAAGCGGTATCCGGTCCATCACCCAGAACTGGGCCCGGCCTGCGTGGTATCTGAAACTCGATCTTGCCAATTTCTTTGTGGCGATCGACAAGCACATTCTGTTTGCCCAGCTCGCGGCCAAAGTGCACGAACCCTTCTGGTTGGAGTTGGCCAGGACCATCTTGTTCCATGACCCGCGCCAGTCGTATCAATACCGCGGCGATCCTGCGCTCATGGGCCGCGTGCCAGCCCACAAGAGGCTGCTTTGCTCGCCGGCCAATACCGGGTTACCCATTGGCAACCTGAGCTCGCAATTCTTCGCCAATGTCCACCTGGACGCCTTGGACCAATTTTGCAAGCACCAGATCGGCGCGCGACATTACGTCCGGTATGTCGATGATTTTGTGATCCTGCATGAGTCGTCGGCGTGGCTCGGCGATGCACACCGCAGGATCCGGGAGTTCTTGCCCGAGCGGCTTGGTGCGCGTCTGAATGACCGAAAAACCATCATCCAGCCGGTGGAACGTGGCGTGGACTTCGTTGGTTTTGTGGTCAAGCCATGGCGGCGGACCACAAGAGCTCGGACGGTCAACAGCGCTATATCCCGGATTCACACCTTGGGTGATGACGACACTTTTGAGGCCGGGAACAGCTATTTCGGGCTTCTTCGCCAATCCAGCCACAGCCACAACGACCGCGCGAGGCTTGCTCAGGCCATGCGCCAGCGCGGTCATGCCGTTGATTTTCACTTCACCAAGAGTTTTCGGAGAACCAATGCTTAAACCACAGTACATCCTGCCCCTGGCCCATGAGCTCGTAATTGACCTGTTCGCGGGCGGTGGCGGCGCTTCAACCGGAATCGAGCAGGCCATTGGCCGCCATGTCGACATTGCCATCAACCATGACCCCGAGGCCGTGGCGCTTCATCAAGCCAACCATCCCCAGACCCTGCATTACGTCTCGGACGTGTTTGAAGTTGACCCCGTTACCGTGGTCGAAGGCAGGCCTGTGGGGATGCTTTGGGCATCACCGGACTGCAAGCATTTCAGTAAGGCCAAGGGCGGCAAGCCGGTCAGCAAGAAGATTCGCGGGCTGGCTTGGGTCGTGGTCAAGTGGGCCAAGCTGGTGCGGCCGCGCGTCATCTTTCTGGAGAACGTCGAAGAATTCCAGACCTGGGGCCCGCTGGGTGCAGATGACCGGCCATGCCCGCAGCGCAAAGGACGCACCTTTCAGCGCTGGAAAAAATCACTGGAAAACTTGGGCTACAAGGTCGATTTTCGTGAAGACCGGGCAAGCGACTTCGGAACCCCGACCATTCGCAAACGTCTGTTTCTGGTGGCCCGCTGCGACGGCTTGCCCATCGTGTTTCCCGAGCAGACCCACGGCGCGCCGGCCAGCCTGCCGGTCAAACAAAAGAAGCTGAAGCCGTGGCGCACGGCTGCGGAATGCATCGACTGGAGCATCCCGGCCCCGAGTATTTTTGAGCGCTCAAAGCCATTGGCCGAGGCCACATGCAGGCGCATTGCCAAGGGCATCATGCGGTATGTGGTCGATGCGGCCGATCCGTTTATCGTGGGCCAAGGTGGGCCCATCTATGCAGGCAAGCCAGCGCCAACGACAAAGCCATTTGGCACGGTTACGGTCGAGAATCACCGCGCCCTGGTTGTACCGACGCTTATCCAGACCGGCTACGGAGAGCGCCAAGGCCAGGCACCGCGCGTGCCCGGATTGGAAAAGCCCATTGGCACCCTGGTTGGCACGGAAAAGCATGCCCTGGTAACGGCGTTCATTGCCAAGCACTACGGCGGCGTGGTGGGAAGTGACATGGCTGACCCGCTGGCAACCGTCACAAGCGTGGATCACAACAGCTTGGTGACTGCCGCATTGGTGCACTACCACTCGGACAAGAGGCCATCTGATGTGCGCGCCAGCGACGTGCGCGATCCTGTCAAGACACAGACCACCGAGAACCGGCACGGGCTGATCACTGCCCACATGGTCACCATCGACAACCAGAGCAGCCAGGGTGGCCACAGCCCGGCCACGGCACCGCTGAAAACAACCGTGACCGAGAACCGGCACGCGATGGTGGCGGCGCATCTGGTGCACATGGGCCACGGCGAAGGCAAAGATGGCACCAAGCGATTCAGCCATGGCATCCGGGATGTTGCGCAACCGCTCAACACGGTTACCGCCAACGGCATGCCGGCTGCAGTTGTCACCAGCAACCTTATCAAGCTGCGCGGCGACAACGTGGGCCAGCCCACAGACTCACCCCTGGCAACCATCAGTGCCCAGGGCACCCACCATGCCGAGGTCCGCGCCTTCTTGGTGAAATACTACGGCACCGACCAAGACCCGCAGCTACGAGAGCCGCTGCACACCATCACGACCAAGGACCGCTTTGGCTTGGTCACTATCAAGGGCCAGGACTACGCGATTGTGGACATTGGCCTGCGCATGCTCACGCCACGCGAGCTCTACCGGGCACAAGGTTTTCCAGATACGTACCAGATTGAGCGAGGCGGAGACGGGCGCGCGCTGACCAAAACTGCCCAAGTGCGTATGGTCGGAAATTCTGTGTGTCCCCCGATGGCCCGCGCCTATGTGGCTGCCAATTACAGCGAGCAGTTTGCGGAAAGGATGGCAGCATGAAGTCCCGGCCCATTCTTTACAACGGCCCGATGGTGCGGGCTTTGCTGGATGACAGCAAGACGCATACGCGGCGGGCATGGCGCGATCAGCCGCCACCGGGCGTGCGTGTGGCCTATGTGCCGGGACAAACAAAGTGCCCCTACGGTCAGCCCGGCGATCAGCTTTGGGTGCGGGAGGCGTGGCGCTCGTCGCTGGCCTACGAACTGACGCCGCCCCGTGAAATTCCAGTCGGCTCGCCGATTGTTTACCAAGCAGACGGTGCCGGTTCTCTGC